TCACCTGAGATATTTGGAGCAGATCCTGCTCGAATCAAATGGAATATAGTTAGAGGAGATACCTCTCCGCTTCGTGTTGAATTTTTACAAGATGACGAAGTAACATATTTTAATACATCTGATTGGACGTTTGAGGCTACTACTTATGATCCTCAGTCTGACTTCCTTGATTCCCTGGAAGTTACGGCAGGAGAAGGATATGTTGATATTATGGCTCCAGCATCTATTACTCAATTTTGGGGTACTGGATTTAAGTCAGTTGTAACAGAATTAACATTTGACCTTCAAGTAACTATTGATGAAGATACAATCTGGACACCTTTGATTGGAACTATCTCTGTAATAGGAGATATTACAGGTAGTCTATAATGGCAGTAGTCAAAGTTACAACTCCAAGGCCTGACTTACCGTCAGTAATTAAAATTAAGAATAAAATATTTAAAGTAAACAAATAATCATGAGATAATATTTGTATGGCTACTTCTAAATCTATGGACTTTCCAGGTGCAAAAAAGTCTTCTTATGCTGCACAAGTAGAACAAAGTCAAGCAACTGGGTTACCAGAAAACACTCTATCATTTCTTCCAGTCCCTGGACCAGTAGGACCACAGGGACCTGCAGGCAGAGACGGCAAAGATGGAAAGCAAGGGCCTGAAGGACCAGAAGGAAAGCCAGGTCAAAAGGGTGATAGAGGTTTATCAGGAAAAGATGGTGCAAGTTCCTTATCATCTTCAGGACAGCAAGCAGGTTGGGCTTCATATCATAACAAACTAGAAAAACCATTTAAACTTGGTATATCTGAAGGAGAAGATGGATGGGTGACAACATTTGTTTTATCTGAGGGTCTAGCAAATGAAACATATCTTCCAAAAGGATGCACCCCATTGTGGAATGATCATGCTAGAGCATTTAGTTTTAGAGGACTTAAAGAAGGTGCTCAAGTATTTATAACATACAGTTTTGAACTAACAACATATAGCAGCAATACAGAAGCATGGATTAGAACCTACTCCCCAAATAGCAATTTAGATGTTTCCCAGTTTATAGGATCTATGAAATATCAGCATTCTTACCCAATAACTGTAACTCAACAGATATTTATTGAAAACCAGAAAATATGGGGTAATGGAGCAGTTCCTCAAATTAGAACCGACTATGATGCGTCAGTAATTCTCAAATCCATATATGTCAGCGTGGTATAATAAAGTATGGCATTTCCAGGAGAACTCAATATAAATTACTACAAGGGCGACACCCATGAATTTAAGGTATACCCTCAAAAAACTGATGGCTCTATTTTTTATTTAGACGACTACAGTAATGCCACTTTTACAATTGCTACAGAGCGTGGATCTTCTCCAACCCCAAACGAAAAAATGCCAGAAGGTAGAATATTTGGAAGTGCAAGAATTTCATTAGATGGAACAAATATAACCTGTGCAATCACTCCTGAAAATGGAGCAAAGATGGAATCTGACAAAACATATTTTTATGATGTTCAGGTTTATAAGCAGGGGTCAAACACCTATGACTATGTATTTACTATCTTGACTGGATCTATATCGGTAACAGATGATGTGTCACAAGATATAGGAAATACTAACAGAGCAATTCCTACATATAGAGTTATTTATCACAATACAGACGCAACAAGTGGAGTTGTTCCAGTAGACACAAATGAATATCGTCCAAACCAAAATGTTATTGTTGCAAACAATGGAACACTTGCAAGAGTAGGATATACTTTTGGGGGATGGACAAAGTTTGCAGATAATACAGGCAATGTTTATACTTCAGGTTCTTCTATACCTATTTCAACATCAGATATAAAACTTTATCCTAAGTGGCTTCCACCAACAGTCACTTATGACAATCAAAGCGCAACAACAAGCCAAGTTGGAGGATCAACATCTTATATTCCACAATCAGCAATTGTGTCAATTCCAACAACAGCACCAATTAGAACAGGTTATGTATTTGGTGGATGGTTTACTGGACCAGCAGGTTCTGGAGTACAGGTTACAAATAATTCTTATACTCCTTTATCTCCATATGATCCAGTTATACTTTATGCTAAGTGGACGGAAGCATGACAGAAATATTTGTATCAACTGACGATGTAAAAGTTATTGGTGGTACAGCCAATGTAAATGTTGAAGTTGACTTTGGTCCGCAAGGAGATAGAGGAAATTTATTTTTGGTGGGCTATGGAGATCCAAATACTATAGAGCATGCAACCACGCTTCAAACCTTGGACTTATATATAAATATACAAACAACAGATGAAAAGTATTTGATGATTTATCAACTTCAAAATGTTAACGGTATAGACCAGTGGGAAGAAGTTTCTAAGTTAACTACAGACAAATATAGCACTATTAGAAATGTTGCTTTTTCTAGCGGACTAGCAACAGAAAATATAGATTTTAAAGTCTCAAATATAGTTCCAACAAGCATTCTTAGCGGTCTTTCAGAATCAGATTTTAATATTCAATGCACATTCTCAAACCCTACAAATGCAGTTGCTCACTCAATAGTTGTTAAGCCAATAACTATAGAGCCTGTAAGTGGAGACATTATTTTGCCAGTAAGCATAAATGCTGCTGAATTTTCAGGAAGTAATTGGTCTGCCCTAAATGGAACACACAGGGTTCACTTCTTAATTACGGTGGTATAATCTAAGATGGTGATATGTAATGGCTGCTGAATATATTGATGGTCCACTAGAGGGTGCTGGGATATACCCAACCCTCATTCCTGGCTATGAAGATGCAGCCGATATTCAGGAGGCTCTAAGACTTTATCACTATGGGTCAACCGTTATACCAACTGTAGATCAACTTGGAACAGCCAACGGTATAAATACAAAATCTGTTGCAGGACATTTAAAAGCCCTATCAAACAGTATTGCAACAGAAGTAACTGATAGAACTAATGCAGACTTAGCCCTTCAGACTCAGATAAATACACTGTCTTCAACACTTGGACTTCAAACAACGATAGCAACTAAGACATCTAGTTTTATTTTAGGACTTTCAGATGCTGGTAAAACTATTCTTTTAAATACTTCTTCACCAATGACTTTAACAGTCCCCACAAATTCTTCTGTTGCTATTCCTGTTGGATATCAATATTTTGTTATAGAGGCAGGATCAGGAAGAACAACTTTTACTCCCGCTTCTGGTGTAACAATTAATAGCAAAAATTCTCAAATGTATATTGACACTCAATTTGGAAAAGCAACACTGGTAAAAGTTGCAACAGATAGTTGGATAGTTTATGGAGATATATATGAAAATGTTGCAGCGCCAGTTGCCCCTGTTGCGCCTCCAGTTACACCTGTCGCTCCCCCAGTAACACCTGTTGCACCACCAGTAACTCCTGTAGCACCTGTCGCTCCCCCAGTAACACCTGTTGCACCACCTTCGTTCCCACCTGTTGCACCACCTGTTGCACCACCTGTTGCACCACCTGTTGCACCACCTGTTGCACCACCTACATGCGGAATAATGCCTAATGTTGTTGGGCTTACAGAATCTGCAGCAGCCAATGCAATCGTTGCTCAAGGAATAGCATATGAGTTTACATATTATATAGATAATGCTGGAGGTGCAACTGCTGAAAATAATCAGACTGTTGTTTCACAAGACCCTGCTGCAGGAACAAATGTTGGATCTTGTGACTTTAGTTACAATGCTGGTCTTACTATCTATAACTACACAGCCCCTGTAACTCCTGTTGCACCCGTTGCTCCAGTAGCACCAGTAGCACCAGGAACATTATACTATGCATGCTGTACTAACGGTTTGGGAGTAAGCGGAACATTTGCAAACAGCAATGATGCAGTTCTTGGATTAGGAGAATTATGTTCTGCAGATGAGCCATTTAACTCAGTATCTGGAGGAGTCTTTACTTCTCCACAAAGTTGTAACACTCCCGTAACTCCCGTTGCACCCGTTGCTCCAGTAGCATCTTCAACAACATATTATGGATGCTGTACTGACGGAGCAGGAGTAAGTGGATCTTATGCAAATAGCAGTATTGCTTCGCAATCACTTAACGAACTCTGTGGAGCAAACGAACCATTTGTTACATTATCAGGAGGAGTCTACACATCACCACAAAGTTGTAATACACCAGTAACTCCTGTAGCACCTGTTGCACCACCAGTTACCCCCGTTGCTCCCCCTGTAACTCCTGTAGCACCTGTTGCGCCTCCAGTTACACCAGTAGCACCACCAGTAACTCCAGTAGCCCCACCAGTTACACCAGTTGCTCCAGTAGCATCTTTAACAACATATTACGGATGCTGCAGTAGCGGTGAAGGAGTAAGCGGTTCATATGCTAATTCAAGCGCAGCAGTAACTGGACTACAGCAATACTGTGCTCAAGAAGCAGGAGGCAATTTGTCTGGAGGAGTATTTACTTCACCACAAAGTTGTAATGCTCCTGCTGCACCAGTAGCCCCACCAGTTACTCCTGTTGCCCCACCAGTTACTCCTGTTGCCCCACCAGTTACTCCTGTTGCCCCACCTGTTGCCCCACCACCTTCGTTCCCACCTGTTGCTCCACCAGTAACACCTGTTGCTCCACCAGTAACTCCTGTTGCTCCACCAGTTACTCCTGTTGCCCCACCAGTGGCTCCTGTTGCATCAAATGCATGTACGGCATGTCCTCAATATCCTTCTGCAACTAATGCAGGCTGTACAGCATGTACTAACTGTGTAAACAGTGGAGGATTCTGGACTGGAACAAGTTGTGCAACCTAACAATCATTTGTGATATACTTTAAATAAAAGAAAAGGAGAAAAAATGACAATTAAAAAATTTGCAGGTATTGTAGATGGAGACATCTTTACAGTAATGACAATAGACACAGAGTATCAAGGATCTGATGGAGAAGGCGGAGAAAGAATAGTTGCTGGATTATCATCTAACCCTATATTTGTAGAAGTTCCATCCAACCTTGATGTAGATATAAGTTGGTCCTGGAATGGAACCGAATTCGTAGAGAATTAATCTCTAATGAGCAAAAAGTCTGCTTGGGAACAGTATAAAGAAAACCTTGGAGAAACAAGGCCATGGGATGTTGTAAACCCAAATGCTGACTGGGCAGAAGAATCTTTGTCTTCTGAAAGATATAGTATTTGTCAGGCTTGTCCAGAATTAATAAAATTAACAAAGCAGTGTAAAAAATGTGGTTGTTTTATGGCAGTAAAAACAAAGTTACAGTTAGCAACTTGTCCGCTAGGGAAATGGTAAAATGTTAAAAGAAGAGATAGCACCAGGAATTGTAGTTTATAGCAATGTCATTCCAAATAGCGAAAACCTATATTTAGAAATTGAGGAAGGTATTATTTCTGCGGGACTTGAATGGTCTGCAGCACAAGTAAGAGAGCCAGAAGGAAATACTGTAAACACAAAAGCAAGAGACACAAGCACTCTAGGTGTTACCTACTATGGAAAAATATCTGATGACTTTTCAAATTTTCAAGCGTCCTTTAATTCAACACTTAATAATATGTTTTTTGAAAATTTTGATCCAGTAGAAAATGACTATAAGCATCGTTTTGGTCTTTCTACATCATCACATGAACCATATGGCATTTTAAAGTATGGAGAAGGACAACAGTTTGTAGAGCATGTTGATGATCACGAAGACTTTCCTAGAAGGATGTCTTACGTATACTATTTAAATGACAACTATACTGGTGGAGAAATTCTTTTTCCAAGGTTTGATATTACATTTAAGCCAAAGGCAAATCAAATGATAGTTTTCCCATCAAACTTTATGTATAGACACTCTGTATCTCCAGTAATTGAAGGCGAGAGATATGCAGTAGTTAGTTGGTTAAATTGAAAGAGCCATTGCTAATTGAAAATCTTTTAAGTCAAGAAGATTATAATAATTTATTACAGAAAATAAACAATCCAAAAGACTTTGACTATGATGCTGGATTTAGCAGATATTTAAATGATCATAGAGGCCTCCCAGTCCTAAAAGAATTATCTGATAAGTTAACAAAAACAGCAAGAGATATTTTTAGTAGTGAAACCTTGTTGTCAACATATACTCTGTTTGCACACTACGAAGGTCAAGATCCAGAGCCAAGTCTTTTTAAACACAAGGATACTAACGCCTGTACATATACCTTAGATATGTGTGTTTATCAAAATGAGCCATGGGATTTGTGGGTAGAAGATAAAAATTACACACTTCATCCGAACCAGGCACTTGCATACTACGGAGAAGATCAATTTCACTGGAGAGAAAAATTTCCTAACCCACAAACAAACAAAGTTGCAATGATATTTTTTCATTTTGCAGAACCAGATCACTGGTATTTTACTAAAGGTTCATCTTATATAGATGTTATATGGGGCAAAATGACAGAAGAGGAGTGGAAACTAAAAAATGAATGAAGTTGCTGTTCTTAAAAATTTTGTTAAGCCAGAATACACTTGGGAAAACTTTATTCAATCTATAAGTGACGGATACTCCTTAGATGATGAAAAAAATCAAAAATATGATTATAAAGAAGTTATTGGAAAAATAAATTTTTGGCAAAAACTAACCATGTCTATAGACTGGGTCAATGAAAGCAATTTTTTAGAAATTGATAAAATAACAGAAAGGCTTTTAGATTTATTCAAGGGCTTTGATAGAACTAAAGAAAGCAAGTGTTTAGGGAGATTTGCTGTTGTAAGTTTGACAGATAAAGAGCCTACTACAGGAAGACACAACGATCCAATGCATGTTATTTACTGTCAGTTTATTGGCTCAGTAGAGTGGATAATCTTTAAAAGTGAAGGTCAAGAAGAGAAAAGTTTTATCCTGAACCCAGGAGATATTATTTATATACCAAAGGGAATAGAGCATGAGGTTAGGTCGCTATCTCCAAGAGCAGCCATATCCTTTATGTTTGAATAAATTCTAATGATTTATTATAAAATGTATAATCCAGCGGGGTTAATAAATCAATTAATGAGTATTGAAATTGCAGTAGGAATTAAAGAGATAACTGGAAACGATATGACCATCTATAATATTTTAAATGGTCCAGATAAAACAGTTCCAATTTACTCAGCAAGCAGGACGCACAACAAAAGAAAAGGTGTAGTAGATAACTCAAAAGGTTTTATAATATCAGACATACTAGATTGGAAAGATAAAGAGTCATATTTACTATCAGAGAATAAAGAATATTCTTTAGATGATAAATACGAAGTTGTTGAAAATCTAATGCTTTTTTATCACGATAAAGATAATAATAAAGACTTGGACTTTGCCGAAGGAAGAGATCAGATATTTTTTTCAGATAATATGCATATTAAAAATACCCTTGGTTGGTATAGTAGATTTTTTAATAATAGAACAAAAGAACTAGACGAGGCACTTTCATCTATAAAGTTTTTGCCAGAATACTATGAGTTGTCTAAAGAAATAGCAAAAAGTTTAGGAACTTTTAATGGTGTACACCTTAGACTAACTGATCATATTGCTCAAAGAGTTCACACAACAAAAGAAATGTTTGATGCAGGAATAGAAAAAATTAATGATGGAAACAAGATTGTAATATGCACAGATGAGCCAACAACAGAGTTGCTAAAACATGATAGATCTAAGTTTATAATGCTAGATGAGTATATTTTAAATAATTTTGATAAGTCATTTAGCCAGTTTAAGCATAAGGATGAAGTTTCTTTTGGGCTTCTTAATAATCTTGTTATGCACCATAGCAAAAAATTTGTTGGTACAATTGGAAGTACATATAGCGGTTATATACAAAGAGCAATGAATCAAAAAAATGATATTGAGTGGAACTGGTTTGACTACATATCAGACCCAGTATACAAAGAGTCTGACTCAGGAAAATACTCTTGGAACCGTTCAAAAAATATTGATGTAAATAATAAGCAGTGGTATAGAGAATGGGAGGAGTCAAGACTATCATGAAAACAGCACTTGTAATGGGCGCAGGAGGCTTTATAGGAAGTCACATGGTAAAGCGTTTAAAGTCAGAAGGCTATTGGGTTATGGGTGCTGATCTAAAGTATCCAGACTTTTCTATCTCGTTTGCTGACCATTTTGTAATTGCAGATTTATCTGTATATGAAAATGTTGAGAACATCATATACCCTATGGGCACATCAGCCTTTGATGAAATATACCAATTTGCAGCAGACATGGGTGGGGCTGGATATATCTTTACAGGAGAACACGACTCTCAGATTATGGAAAATTCTGCGCTAATAAACCTTAACTTGCTTAGGGCTCAATCAAGACTCAATGCAAAATATGATATTAATAAAACCAAGATATTTTATTCAAGTTCTGCTTGCATGTATCCTGACTATAAACAGTTAGATGTTAATAATCCTGGGTTGAAGGAATCTGATGCATACCCTGCAGATCCTGACAGCGAGTATGGTTGGGAAAAACTATTTAGTGAAAGAATGTTTTTGGCTTTTAATAGAAACAATAAGATCCCCGTAGCCATTGCCAGATACCATAATATTTATGGACCAGAAGGCACATGGGATGGTGGAAAAGAAAAGGCTCCTGCTGCAATGTGTCGAAAAGTTATACAGGCAGATGGCTTTATCGAAATTTGGGGGGATGGAGAACAAACTCGCTCATTCCTATACATAGATGAATGCATAGAGGCAACAAGAAGACTTATGCAATCAGATTTTACTGGGCCAGTCAATATTGGGTCTGAGGAAATGGTTACTATTAATCAACTAGTGGACATTGCTTGCAGTATTGAGGGCAAGGTTCTGAGCAAAATGCACATCCCTGGTCCTTTAGGAGTTAGAGGCAGAAACTCTAATAATGATTTAGTTAGAGAAAAGTTAAACTGGGATTATTCAATGTCTCTTAAAGATGGAATTAAAAAAACCTATAATTGGATACTTGAAGAAACAAAAAAGAACCCCTCCTAAGAGGGGTCCTAATTTGATACATTACTTAGGAAACTTAGACATCCAAGCCTTAGTTCTTGGAGTCATTCCTTTCCAAGCAGCCCAGTTTTCTCCACCATTAGTCATATGGTATGCAATTTGTGCATTTAGTACTGGATTAAAAAGTTCAGCATTTGAGGATAACTCAAACTTGTCTCTTCGATCAGGACCAAGTGAGTCAATCATATTAATCTGGAAAATGCCATATGAGGAGTCTCCAGTACTTTCGTTTCCATTAAAGGCCAATGGTCTGCCATTAGACTCTTTCTTTGCTACAGCCCAAGCCTCAACAAGGTCCCTGCCCTTGAATCCAACTAAGGATAGCATCTTCTTTAACTCTAGATCTGTAAGAGATGTCTTGTTTACAAATCTCTCCAACATTTCTTCCTTAGAAACCAAAAAAACCTCTTTCGAGGTTGTGTCCGATGTCTGAGCCTGTTCAAGACTAAGGTTGTTTTTTGTGCTTAGTTCTGGGGTAGCATTAGCAGCATTAGAAAATACACTGACAAGTGCCACGATACTGAGTGTGCTAATGATCTCTTTGTTTCTTTCGATAAATTTAATCATAGTTTCCTCCTTAGAAAACAATAACACC